GTGTTTCGAAAACCTCCTTACCGTGAACTGAAAGTTCACGACAGGCGTTCTCGACATTATCACATGTCGCGGCGATGGGATCAGACGATTTTCTGACCCAGTTACACATTTCCAAACAGACATCAAAGTCGAGGGGTGCGAACCATCTCCCCTGCTCATATCTAAAACCACGCTTAAGATAAGCGCACTCAGAAAGAGTTTTAAAGGGTGTGATGTTTCCGGTCTTAGCCTCATCAGTATATATCATACCGAATGAAGCATAGGCCTCAGTCACCTCAACTTGATTGAACCAAGGTGTAATCTTCCTATCGAAGTTGATAACATTATCATCTCCATAGGAGACCATAGAAACCGATTTATTAAAATCAGCTCCCTTGATACCGTGCTTGATAGCACATCTGTTGAAAGCAATTCTCATGGAAACACTATTATACCAACTATTGAGAATAGTTGTAAGAGGGTTTCCACTTGGTTGAGAATGCGTGCAGGCGTAGAACTTAGTTCCCGAGAGATGGACGGAATTCATGATATCTAAGAACAACGTGTGTCTTAGCATGGCGTTCTCAGGGCCATCATTATACCACTCGTTGATAACATCAACAAAAGAGTGCATAATACATGAATTAAGTGTACCGTCAAAGGTACTGAAATCACCGGCAAATACTTGATCACCAAAACGGCTAAGTTTCTTAGCCGTCCGGGTCCAATCATTGTTAAAAGGATTGGTCCCTATGGATTGTTCATTGTCGATTCTGTTCTCCATGATATTTGCAACGAACCCAAGAAAGTACTGTCTAAACAGCAACAAATAATCTTGTGGTCCCGAAGCAAAAACTCGGGTTTTCAGCGCATCCACCTTATCAATTGGTCTTCTCTCGTCTTTTAGAGTGTCCGTCCAAATGTAGGGTGTACGTATGCCTCGCTTGGCCAGTTTGGCAAGTTCAAGAACACGAAGTTCCATATCCTTGTCGTAGATATATTCAATATCTCCAAACCAAGCGGTCTTCCCTGGTTTTCCCGAAGGTCTGCTCAAGACATAAGGGTATCCAGGAGAGGATTTTCTTGTTATTCCAGCCAAGAAGGTGCTGAGTGTAGATCCACTAATTGATTCCTCATAAGTGAGAACTTTGCACAACTCATTTATTTTTCTAGATAAAATGATTGGTTTATAAGAACTCACTGCTTTGTCAACTTCAAATCTTGAAATGTATGGTGTATTAACACCACACTTTTTCAAATTATGGTTGAGCATATTCACATCTTTACTGAATAGAATAGCAGGCTTAGTTGTTGGTACTGACACTTCTCCATAAATGACGCTCTTTTGGAGCTCTGTCTTAGATGGAGAGAACAGGGGTTGCAAACACTTTCCCACATATGAAAAAGTATCAGCGGCAAGATCAAAAAGAGATTGAACGTCTTCCTTATAATAAGGCACGTTCAAATCCAATTGGTGCTTGCTGTCACATACGCTGATATTAGCAATATTATCAGCGTCTGTGATCACGACGTTCTTGAATTTCTCAAGACCACGTATAAGATCAGCCTGCGACACACTTTGAGCGAAAGCTCTAGTGCCATCATTAGCTGCGGCAATGTGAATGCCAGCAATCTTACGGATAAACGAATTATCTTGACAGATCACGGGGGCACCACAATCTCCATCAGTTGTGTTCATATCATACTGGATAGCATCGCGAATGTGATAATCACCAGAATCAGTGGACAAAACAACTGAAGTCATACTAGCTTGAGTGTTTCCCAGAATACATGTAGCCATTCGTGAGTTGTAAAGCCTGATAGTAGCGAGAGCTACATCAGCTTTCCTCCTTGCCAATTCAGGCATGGTTTGGAAATGCTTCACAATATCGGAGTGTGCATTTACGTATCTGGGGAATTTGAACAAAATGGCGTCCTTTTCGTTACCTTGAGAGTCTGTAATAGAAGAAATTTCTACATCAGACATAGGCAATTGGAAACGAGAACCAAAAATATTCTCAAGAATGATATCATCCTGATCAGTAAGACCAAGACGAAGATGTCGGGGTACGAGCATGACAGTATCTCGAATGAAGATACCGTTCAACAAAGCATGTCCGTCACGAGCACGAGAGATTTTGTACAGATTAGATAGAATTCTAGTAGAAATCAAATCTTGAGCTGTGGCATCCCTCCATGCTTGCAGGTTGTGTTCAGTCGCAACTTGGAGCTGTTCTGTGTTAAGAGAACACTCCGTTACGATAGAACGAGCTTTAGGTGTGTTGAAGTCACCAGAAGAGTTAGCCTCCACGACATTGACTCTCAAAGCACGAGTGCTATGGTCGCCAGACGCAGCAGCCTCAGTTATCACTACTGGAGTTCCTCTGGTAAGATGATCACCAGAAGAATTGGCCTCAGTGCGGACCGTCGGTTGGGCACCAGTCTTGTGATCGCCTGAGGTATTAGCCTCAGTTTTCACTACTGCCTTATATTTAGTTAAGTTGTCACCTGAACCAAAAGCCTCTAATGAGTGCTTCTTGGATTTCTTGGAAAACAACTTCCAAATACCTAACCCAGCAAGAATAACCCCAACAGTTAAAAGCAAAGCTTTAAACTTACTGAAAGACTCCAATTGATCAATTATTTTGTATTTAAACTCAACAATATGACCATGAATAAACTCCTTCATGGTTTCCTTCTTCACCTGCATTGAATAGAAAACATACTCTCTGAGGGTTTCACATCTCATGAATAGCTCTTGTGACCAATTCAAAGCGTGATCCACCTGGAAAGACGCCTTTAGGGTCTCGAACCGCTCCCGATCTACGCGAGTAGTTAGAGCGTCATTGATGCCGCGAGAGTTCTTCATCTTGCGCTTACATTTTAATATACAAGCCACAAGGAAAGTCTCATAATCCATAATCATAGGTTTGCCTTCATCATCGCAACAAGGTTGCATAGTTTCGGCATCATACATGATCATTTCATAACAGTTGGTGTCAACAGGTCCATCACACTTGGAAGTATCCAGCCGTGAAGTAACAGTATTGGTAGCGGCTGAAAAACCGGCCTTCTGATATTCCTTCTTATTAGTCACTTTAGCACAGATATCAATTCTACGCCTATAAGCATCTGGGAAGGTAAGAGACGACACGTTCTGTGTCAGAACATTACACGTCAAAAGCAACGCCTTTGAATTGAATTTTGTTCTTCTCTTTTCAGCAAGTTCAGCCATATGGAGGGGGTATGGAGCCAAATTGGAAGCACGAATCAGTTCCATGAATTCCTCATTTGGCGCCACTTGGGAATCGGCACGCTGACCAAAATCGTCATAACATACGATGTTCTGTCCAGTGTAACCATCCCAAAATTCCTGCTCTACGTTGCGGAAATAAATTTCCTTAGCAAAGTCTTGGGCTTCCTCAACGGTCGACATGAATATTGCGTTCAAATCCACGGCAAGTGGCCAAGCCATTCCCGACTTACCAACACCGGATTCACCGAACAACTGGATAACCAGTGGTTCCATCCTTGGCTTATTACCAAAGACTCCTGTATAATCGCAGAGTTTGCGAGCAGCTTCTACAACTGCAGCCAACTTGTGATAATAAATGGTGAGTTTGGA